GTTGGTTGTTATATTGAAAGACCCATAAAGGACCTTATTAATGAGAGATGGATCTATAGATACTCTTTAGCTCTGTGTAAGATTGTTGTAGGCAACGTAAGAGGTAAATTCTCAGGCACAAATCTCTTTGGTGGTGGATCTGTTAACTATAATGATTTTATGTCTCAGGGTATTCAAGAAAGAGACGCTTTAGAAGTTGAATTAAAGAATACATATGAGGATGTAACCGGAGCTATGTTCTTTATTGGATAATTTTTATGAACTTTAACAATACAGTATTAGAAGTATTGACAGAGGCAAAAGGTGGCAGATGTACTAAGGTTACAAAGCAAATGCCTTCAAGTCGTTCCGATAAGAAATATATGAGATGTGCTAAGGTAGATGGTAAGCTTAAAAGGGTGCATTATGGAGACCCTAATTTAAGAATTAAAAAATCTAACCCTAAAAAGCGCAAATCATTTAGAGCTCGTCATAAATGCTCAACTGCTAAACCAGGAACTGCAAAATATTTTTCTTGCAAGAATTGGTGAATGAATCGTAAAAGAACATCTAAGTTTAAGCAAGGGATATTCAGCCCTGTTAACAAAAACAAGTACAAAGGCTCAACACCAATACTCTATAGGTCATCATACGAGATTAAATTTATGCGCTGGTGTGATCATAACCCAGCAATACTAACCTGGGGCTCAGAATCAGTTATAGTGCCTTATCAAAACCCTCTCACTCAACGAGTATCTCGTTACTTTGTTGATTTTAATATAACCTTAAGAAATAAAAACGGTGAAATAAAAAAGTACCTCGTTGAAATAAAGCCCTCTGTTCAAACTATACCTCCTGCACCCACTAGGAATACAAAATCTCTTCTTAGACGCCAAGCCGAGTATGTTAAGAATAGAGCTAAGTGGGAGGCGGCAACTCAGTTTGCAACAAAAAAGGGGTCAGAGTTTGTTGTGCTTACCGAGAAGCATTTAGGCCTTTGAAGAATACTTTCTAGTCTTTTCAGTCCCGGGTACAACCTCTTCAGTTATTTCTTCTGTTATAATGGTTTTTGTCCGAGCAGGGACTGGCTGATCAACTAAAAGCTGTTTGGTCTCTTTCAATATCGATCCACCCCGAGCAATGTTATATGCAAGAACTAAAGCTACAGCTAAAGGATCAAATACTAAAACAATAATAAGAATAAAGATCTTAACAACAGTATCTAAAGGTAACCCAACTGACTCAGCTACAAACTTAAAGGTGCCAATATCATGCACCTCATTACCTTCTGAGTTTAATAAAATGAGTTCATTATCTTTTTCAAATGCTGTAGTTTGAAGCTCTTGTACTCGAGCTGTTAAGCCTTTAATCTCTTCAGCTGATCTTGCCATGTCTTCATAAACTGGTCTAGCCGCTAGTCGGGACATTTGAGGTAAACGAGTTTCTTGGGATTTACGAGCATCATTAAGAGTGTTAATACGAGAGTTAATCTGTTCAACCTCTTTTGTAATATTATCTTTCTGTTGTACAATAAGAGCTGCCTTATTGTCAATAAGTTCAGTCTTACCTGCATTAACCTGGTAGCCGGATGACAGATAACCATAGATACCTAAGGAAGTAATACCCATAAGGACTAATACTGCCGTTATCATATAAACCTTTAGAAACCAAACTACCTTGTTCCAGTAACGGTATAGGAAAGAGGTTGCTACTAATTTACCTAACTCCAAAGACCCTGCCATAATAATGACTGACCAAAAATGCCCAGAAAATAGAGTTGCGATACCAAGAACTGAAAAATAAGCTGCACACCCTGCTACCAGGAGAGCTGCAAATGCTAATAGTGCTGTAAACATATTAGCAATATTTATGCTATTTTAACTGGAGAAATTAAGACATAGTAGATTAAATAATAGAAACCTATGGGACTTAAATTTTTAGTCGAAGATATTCATGACGGACTCGATTTCATGATCGAGGAAAAAAACCGTCAAGGAGAACAAAAACTCTTTATCACTGGACCATTCTTAATGGCCGAGCAAAAAAATCAAAACGGTCGTATCTATAAACTAGATGAAATGGTTACTGAGGTTAATCGTTACACTGATGAGATGGTTAAGTCCCGCCGTGCTATCGGTGAAATGAACCACCCACAGTCAACAGAAGTTAATCCTGTTAATGCCTGTCACTTGGTTACAGAGTTAAAACAAAATGGTAATTACTTCATGGGTAAGTCTCAGGTGCTTAATACACCAATGGGCCAGCTTCTTAAATCTTTAATTACAGATGGAATTAAAATGGGTATCTCTTCTCGTGCTCTCGGTAATATTAGTGATACAGGAGATACAAAACATGTTTCAAATTTTCATTTAATCTGTCTTGATGTTGTTCATCAACCTTCAGTACAGAATGCAATGCTTGAATCTGTCATGGAGTCAAGAGAGTATATGATCCGCCCTGACGGAAGTATTATTGAATGTTCAGCAGCTGCTAAAGCTCAATTAAAAGAAACTCTTTCCGGTCTACCAAGACATGGTACTGATGCTTTCTTAAGAGAGGCCTTGCTTGGTTTCATTAATAAGATTAAATTAGGATAATATGACTACAGAAGAACAAAATACAATTACTAACTTTATTGGCAAGCTAGCCAACAAAGATTACTCAGAAGCACAACAAGCTTTAGAAGCTGCCGTAGAAACGAAACTAAAAAATAAAATTCGTAATTACGTAAATCAGGAAGAAAATTAACCTTTTTAGAATAAATAAATATACACAACTAATATGGACTTCAAATCAATTCTTAAAGAACAGTTCAAAGATCTCATCACAGAAGAGACCTTAACCGCCGTACACGAAGCTTTCGAAACAGCAGTAAATGAAAAAGCCGATCAAAGAGCAGAACTCGCAGTAGAAGCTGCTACATCAAAAATTGATGAAGATCACGCAGCTAAACTTGAATCCTTAATTGAGTCCATTGATAAGGATCACACAGGCAAGCTTCAGAAGCTCGTAGAGACAATTGATTTTGATCATGCTCAAAAGCTCAAAGCAGTACTTACAAAGATCGATGAAGATCACACAGCAAAGCTTGAAGCTGTTGTTGGTAAGTATGAAACATCTTTAACAGAAGAAGCAGAATCCTTTAGAACTCGTCTCGTAGATGAGATTTCAAATTACATGGATCTGTATCTTGAAAAAGTAGTACCAACACAACAAGTCAATGAAGCTGTTGAGAACATTCGCTCACGCAAAGTTCTAGACGAAATTCGCAGACTTGTTGGTATTAACGAAGAATTTATTAACGGTGAGATCAAAGATGCTCTCATTGATGGTAAAACAACAATTGATTCCTTAAAGAAGGAATTAAATGAAGCACTAGAGGCTAACACATCACTTAACTCAAAGTTAAATAATGCTGAAGCCAAAATTTTGCTTGAAGAGAAGACAAAAGATATGCCTGAAAGTACAAAGGCATATGTCAGTAAGTTACTCAGAGGCAAGTCGCCCGAGTACATTCAAGAGAACTATCAGTACGTAGTTGAGATGTTCGAGAAAGAAACTTCCGAACAAGTTGAGGATGCTAAGGAAAAGGTCACAAGACGGATCGTTGAGGCCGTTGACCGCCCTGAAACAGAATCACTTGTAGAAGAAGTAATTTCTAGACCACCAGTTGAGAATCAATCTCCTGTTGGCGGATATCTGAATGAGATGAAAAAGCTCGACGGTTCTAAGTTAAAGCTTAGACACTAAGGTCGCTTTTTATACTCAATTTAAGGTCGAAAAATTCTTTTAATAAAGGAGAAATTATAAAACTATGGAACTTCTACACATCAATAAAACGAAAGCTGAAGCTTTAGTCGAAAAGTGGACACCAGTATTGGATTACACTTCAGACAAAGTTGCAGCAATTTCAGATGAACATACACGCTTGAACACAGCCATCCTTCTTGAGAACCAAGAAAAATGGTGTTTTGAAGCTACAAACTCTGCTGCTACAGGCGGCGTATTTGGTTCAACTGGTTCTGGTTTCGGCGGCGCCGTACCAAACTCAGACACCTACGCAACCGGTGATGCACGTTTGCCAAAAGTCCTCATCCCAATGATTCGTCGTACATTCCCTGAGCTCATCACAAATGAGATCGTGGGCGTACAACCTATGACTGGGCCTGTTGGCTTGGCATTCGCAATGCGTTACAAGTATGAGAATACAGCTCTTGGTACATCAAGTAATGGTTCAGACGGTAATGCTACCGGTCTGCAAAACATTCTTGGTTCACCACAAGGAAAAGAAATCGGTTATAACTACTTGAATACAACCTTTACAGGTACTTCAAGTGCTAAGCTTTCTGGCGGTACTGCTTTTGCAGGACTCGTCGAAGACTCAGGTGTTGCAGCCCTTCTCTCCCAGTTTGAGCTAACTTCAAACATCCCACAAGTAACTGTATCGTTCGAAAAGACCGCAGTTGAAGCCGGCACACGCCGTCTTGCAGCTAAGTGGTCCGTTGAACTTGAACAAGATCTGAAGAACATGAACGGCATCGATATCGACGCTGAATTAACAAATGCTATGTCATATGAAATTCAAGCTGAGATCGACCGTGAAATGATTGCTCGTATGATCCAAACATGCTTGAATGCTGGCGCTGGCGTCGGCTTTTCAACATGGTCAGCTATCTCAGCTGACGGCCGTTGGTCAGGTGAGCGTGCCCGTGACTTCTACAACAGAATTGTTGTTGAAGCCAATCGCGTTGCTATTCGCAACCGTCGTGGCGCTGCTAACTTCATCATCGCTACACCACGTATCTGCGCAATCCTTGAAACACTTCCTAACTTCACCTGGCAGCCTGTCACCGGTTCTGTTAACACAGCACCTGTCGGTATCGCCAAGGTTGGAGCAGTAGGTGGCCGTTTCCAGATCTATCGTGACACACGCACAGAAGCTCAGTCAACACAAAGTTATGCCAATGACGGTTATGCCGTTGGTCGTGCAACAACAGTTGACTACGCTCTGTTAGGTTATAAGGGCCCTGAGTACTACGATACAGGTATCGTATACTGCCCATATATCCCTGTCATGGTTCAGCGTACTATTGGTCCTAACGATTTCAGTCCAAGAGTTGGTCTATTAACACGTTATGGTGTTGTCGACCACATCTTCGGTGCTTCATTGTATTACCACATGGTAATCTGCACCGGCTTGGGCCAATCGTTCGTACCTGGTCAAGCAGCTACATACCTCTAATAAAGGTATTGGTGGTAACCTCAACAATTCAAAGAACTCCCGATCGCAAGGTCGGGAGTTTCTTTTTTTAAAAAGGTTCGTTATCTACTGCTTCCCAAAATTTGTATTCTTCGTTGTACTCAACAGTTAGCTGAGACATCATGTAACGACAGATACGAGCTAGTGTTTCCTGCCTTATAACTCTACCGTCTTTAAGGTCAATTCTTTCAATGGGTATATCAGGGAAGTCTGGAGTGAAGACTTGTTTTCCGTCATACAAAAACATTTCTATCATATTATCTATAGTTAGATAAACAGCGTACTTACTCTCAGAGGTAGGAGGTATAGGTAGAGGTATATAGGTTGAGGAATGCTTTACCATTAAAAATATTTAGGTTGTATACCAGAAGGGCTTAGTTCTTTTAGTCCAAGCAGCAAAAGGCTTATCTTTTATAATATATTGATGGTACTGTTCAACAACTGGTAGTTTGTCAAAGTCTTTTATCTTCCGACATTCTGTGTCTTGGGATATAGCTATAACGAAAGGTGTTGGGGTATTAGAAGTATGAATAGTGTTGTCTTTATTTTGCTTACACCACTCAATAAAATCTCTTGTAAAGTGTGGTTTAGAGTCCGGCCAGCGATAATCTCTCTCCTTAAACATCTCTAGAGCATGCTCTACAAGCCACATAAAGTTTGCCCTTGATTCCATTGCCCATAAGGTACATTGATGTTTAGCATAACCTTTGCCTGCTTTTCGAGGTTTACCAGTAAATGTTCTAGGACATTTTGGATCCTGTAATTGTTCATTAGTAAAACAATTTTGTAGCATAATAGCAGATTCTATTTGCATTTTGGATCTGACATGTTTATCGCAAAGTTCTTGAGCCGCTAAAACCGGGTCTTCACTGGTTACAAATATATTCATCACTTTATACTAAATATTTTATTGTAAATATCAAGTGTTTTCGATGTATTTAGCGTATAAATAACTAATATGGCTGGTTGTAATAACACACAAATAATTGCACCGACGGAGTGTATCGGGGACTCTCTCACTAAAATTAATAACAACTTTTCTAATTTAGATACTGCACTTTGTCAGGTTATTAATAGCTCTTCTCCCTCATTAATGGGTATTCGTCTTTCTTATAGCCCTACGACACCAACACCGATAACTAATATTAAAAATGCTTCAAATCTTTACATTCACCCGTACCGTGGTACTGCATTAACTTTTTGGAACACAGCAACAAATACCTGGAATCTTTATCAACTAACTTCAATTTTATCTTTTTCTTTAGGTGGTCTTGCAGCTGATACAAACTATGATATATACTTGTATCCATCAGGCTTAACATTTAGTGTTGAGTTTGTTGCATGGTCGTCAAGTGCTCCCGGAGCCGCCTTACCTGCTAGAGTATATCAAGACGGGGTAGCAGTAAAACCTGGTGAATTTAATAAAAGATTAGTAGGATGCTTAAGAACTACTAGTATAGCGGGCCAATCGGAACAATCTTTTGGTGATAATATAGCAGGGGGGGCTTCCCCAAAACAATATCTTTGGAACGCTCAAAACACTATACCGGTTACATGTTTTAGTTTTGAAACAGGTACTTACACCGCTGTAGGGGGCTCTAGTGGCTGGACTAATTGGCGAAGAGTTAATCCATTTAGTATTAATAGTGGTCTTAATAACCGTTTTTCGTTCATTGTTGGAGATAATACTCTCGTAACAATGATATCTCAAATTTATGCGAATTATTATGCAAATCTTCTTCACATTATATCATATACAGGTATTGGTATAAACAATAACACCATACCGACTCTAGGACAAGGCTCTCAAATTATAAGCGAATTAAGAGGTTCAGATATGACACCTCGAGCTCAATTAATGAAGTCGTTTAATGGGAGTTATAATTACTTACAAATGTTTGAAAACGTGTATGTCGGTCCTGGTAAAATAGCTCCAATGAATGAAAATCATTCAAATCAAACTGGCTTTTTAGTTTCAATTTATAATTAACTTATGGCAACTCAAATACCTAATACTACAATTTCCTTAACCGCTATAGACGGCACTGATTGCTTAGGAAACTCTAGAGCTGTTATTAATACTAATATAACAACTATAGGACAGAGTATTAGTTCTTTAACTCTTAAAACAGTTGCTTTATCAACATCTATTACAAGCTTAAATGCTTTATTAACAGCTAATACTACCAGATTAAACACTCTTAGCTCCACAGTATCAGGTATTAATACATCTTTTAATACAAATAATATAGGGGTTTCAGCAACTTTAACCACTTATGTAAGTTCATTAAGTGTATTTTATCCTAATGGTACCTATATCGGGTTTATACCTATTTATATCTAGTAAGTGCTAGCTTAAATAATTAACATGGGGGCTGTCTTAACACCAATTTTATCTGCTACTGCAGGTACATCTCAAGCATATAATGAAGGTATAGCTGAAGCTTACTCCTGGGTACCTATTGTTGGAGAGGCCCTAGGCAGGCCTATGTATGCAAAGGCTTCTTATATTACTAACTTTTCAGATATGTCGATTTTTTTGTCAGCTTCTGAACTGTCAATCGGTGCTGTTACTATAAAAGACAACAACTCCGGACTTAATGCAGATGTAGTTAGTATTCCTGATTACGGAGCCGGACTTCAAGTCTTAACACAAGACTTAGAGTCTACCATTGATGATGTAACTATTGGAGATAAACAAGGACATTACGCAGATGTTAACACAGAGCTATCTGCTTTAAATGTTTACCCGGTTGTTCCCTCTGGTGGTTACACTTTATGTGAAACAAAAACTTCAGGTAATCCTTCTTTTGTTTCTAAACAAATATTATTATATAACCCTGTCAACTCCCATGTAGATGTAACTTTAACTTTAACAACAGGCCTATCTTGTCTAATACCTTTAGGAAAGACTGCAGAAGCAAATCATATTATGACATTACATTTAGCTGTTTCAGCAGTCAATGAATATAATGGAAGCCGGATCACTTTTTTTGCTTAAATAATATAGTTATGGCACAATACAGCACAAAACGTAAATATACAAAGAAATCTACTGCTCAACTTAAAAAGGTTGTAAAGAAAGTTAAAAAAGAAACAGTAGAGGCTGTAGAAGCCGTTGCTGATGTTTCTCCTGCTGCAGTTTCTGTAGTTAAATCGTATTGGCAGAAAGCAGTTGATTGGGTTAAAGGTCTTGTTTCTTAATGTTGTTTAACTAGATTTGCTAGTTAAATAATATACAATGTCCCAGCAAGTAGGAACAGATTATACATATCAATACGCAGAAACAGCGACTGCTCAAACTACTGCTAAGGTTCAAATACTCGAAAAAAAGAACCCTGATTTAGGTAAGGTAGCTCGCTCTATATTTTTAGGTACAGGGGATATAGATACAGCTTTACAGAGTCTTGATAAAGTATCTGCAGATAGGTTGCGAGGGCTTTTTGTTCAAGAAATTGCTATAGCAGGAAGCTCTAATAACTCGTTAGACTCGACAGCGCCTGGTACTACTACAGACGGAAATTTAATTGACAATATTGCCTCTGGAGCAGTGGGTAGTATACAAGGGTTTACTGATAGAACTATTGGTTCATTTAGTAAGACGGTAGATAATATAAATAAAGCTTTTAAACCTGCTTCAAGAGAGTTAGGACAAACAATAGGTAATGTTACTAATATGGTTAAGGACCCTCTTGGCACTATATCTTTAATTCCCGGATCTATAAAAAATGTTATTGAAAGAAACAATCCTGAGTTTGCAGCAGATCTAGAAGCCACTTATAAAAAATTTAAAATAGAACAGTTACAACACATACCTACAATACTTTCCGGTAGCTTAAGAATGATAGATTCAGTTTTAACTTTACCTTTTATAATCTTATCCGATCTTTACAACGGCTTGTTAGACATTATTACTGCTATTGCTGATGCTATTGATAGTATTATTTCATCTTTTATAAAAATACTTTTTGAACAACTCTTTGATGGCATAATTTTAGAGGTTATTGAACTTTTAAACGAAATTACAGCTTTAGCTTCTCAAATCCAAGGAATTGCAGCTTTATATAGCGGTTCTAATTTTATTGTTGATTTTGCTTTTAATTTACAGATATACTCAGGTCAATTATCTTCTTTTTTAAGTAACCCCCTCGATTTACTATTTGCTTATGCCCCACCACAAGTTTCAGAAGCATTATACCTTTTACGTAACCCACAAGAGCTTATTAATAATATATTACCTCCGGAGATTAATAATGCCTTTGCCCCACTAGCTAAAATTACTGGTTTTGGTTTTAATGGTAATATGGGTTACGGATTTGTATCTGTTATAGAAGGTTTACGTGGTGGTGTATTATCCTCTATTTTGACTAATTTTGCAAACCAATACCCTATTTTAACACCTATACTTGGCACACTTAATGGTTTAAATATTATACCAAGCAACCCACCTGTGCCTCCTACTATTGCACCCTCCCCTGTAAATCCGAATAGAACTATAGTACAACAAGGTGTAACTCAACCACAAGAACCACCCAAGGAGGTTGTTAAAAGCTCGACTACTATTTAAAAATATGAAAGAATATTACGGAAACTATTTGGGTTTGTGTATAAACAACGATGACCCTGAAAAAAGAGGCCGGGTACAGGTTTTTATACCTCATATAATGCCAGCTTTATATCAGGATTGGAACGAGGCTGGAGAAGATATAAAACTGTTATGTGTAGGTGATAATTTGCCTGATAGCTTACCATCCCATATTGTAGAAAGGTTAATAAAGATTTTACCTTGGTCAGAGGCTGCCTCTCCTATATTAGGTACTTCGTCCCCGGGCAATTTAATTACAAATGCTATAGATGCATTTGGTAATGCAGTCGGTAACTTTTTTAATCAGTCACCGACCGCTACCCCTAATAAAGAAGGCAATCTAGGTAATGCTCTTGAACCGATTAATTTTGGAAGATTTAGTAGTGCATTACAAAAGGGTGGCAACCCTGTTATTTACCCTTTTTGGGACTCTTTAAAAAGTAAATATTCAAGTATTAAAGACTACGGTATTTGGGGCGATGCTTCCCACCAGCAAAGAAAAAGTGATCATAATACAGGAGACGCTATTGATGTTGGGATTAATAATGTTAATGAAGGAACAAATGTTTTTAACGATATTATAGCATCAGGTAGTAGCGGCCAATTTGCAGGGTCTGTAAAATATGCTATTTTTAATGGGCAGATTTGGTCGCCAGAAAAAGGGCTTCGACCATATACCGGAACCAACCCACACAACGGACACGTACATGTAAGTTTTAATCGAGGCACTAGTACAGCTCGTAGTTCATTGTTTGATAATGATAAAAATAACCCATACGAAACTACAAGTACAAGCGGCCAGGCAGCTTCTTTGTTACCTCATCAATCCTCGAACCCGTTAGGGCAAGGGAATCTTTTTGGAAGTATTGCTAATCCCTTAGCATCTCAACCAGTAAGTACAAGCGGTCAAGCTAGTATTGCGCAAGGGATAGCACCAAACCTAGAAGGCACTTCAGGTAGTATTCGTGGCTTAAATCAAAATATGAGTTCTGTTTTTAGGGATCAGTATAGCAGAGTTTATCTAGCTTTAGGTAATAGTAAATTTGCAAATGGCACACCACCTCCAAGCGACGGGTCTATGTATGGTATTAATACAGGCTCGCGAGAGGAATGGGCTAATTTTTTTACGAGATTAGCTAGTGTTGAGAGCAGTTTTAATTCTAATAGAGCTTCAGATATTAACGGTGGAAGTTCCGGACCAATAACCTCTTTTGGTTTATATCAATTAGGGGCTGTTAGGTTTAATAGTAATGAAAATTGGCGAAACACAAATGATAATACTAATGCCTTTGTTCGTTACGCAGAAAACTTATACTTTGGTACAACATATGGTAATCGTAATGTTATTGCTGCTCCGGGGTCTACACCTGAGGGGTATTATGGACTAGCAGCAGGGTATGGACCTCTTCGACGTACATTAACAGGTTCTCAAAACGAAAATGAAAGTCAATTATTAGCTCAAAATATAGCGAGTAGTGAAAGACAGATTGGAGGATATACAGGCAGTATGGTTAACCAGACTGATAGAAACGGGGCGACTCCAGTTTTAAATTTAAATAATATGGCAAAAGGGGTATTTACTTACCCAGCTGCCGGTGCTGTCTTATGGGTATTTTTTAGAGAAGGTAATCCGTTATTTCCTGTTTACTTTGCAGCTAACTACGGTCAAAGAGAGTGGGAAAGTGCTTTTAGGCTGGGATCCGATGCGCCAAAATATAAGCCAGCTCCTACACCAAGTAACCCTGTTGTTTCAACCGGAGGGGTTATGAATTTAGGTGGGGTTGGAGCTATTACTTGGGATGATACAACCGACCCAACTAATAATAAAAATAATCAAAAAAGCTTAATGATTGGCGGTCACGACGGTTCAAATATGTTTTTTAATGACGGTTTTCATCAATTATTTTCAAAATTTGATAGAAGAGATCAAGTCGAGGGAGACCGTTTTAATACAACTTTAGGTACAAAAGAGGAATGGGTACAGAGTGATAGTAATTCTGTTATAATGGGAGATCAATATATTAAAGTAGGTAATGTCTCTCCTGATGTAGTTCAAGCTACTCGTCGAATACAAGAAATTATGAAAACCATTGCAGCCCCTCTCACTAGGTCTACAGTTACAGGTCAAAACAGAAGACCTGGTAGTAGTTTAAATACTAAATTTACTAAAGAAGCTCAAATTAAATATCAAAGAGCAAATATACCTAAAGGACCTTTTAAAATACCTGCACAAACTGTGCTACAAAACTTAACAGATAATCTATTATCTAAATTCCGTACTCAGACACCTCAGGCACCTCAGACAACAAATATTAAAGAAGTACCAATTACACCTCCGACCCCGCCACCTAGCTCTTCTGAGCAGTAAGGTTTAATTATAAATATGTCTACTAAAGAAGAATATGCTGTAATCCGAGCTCGAAGAATAAAAGAGTTAGAACAGGATGAGTTAAAGAAAAGCATTGAAAAAGCTACTGGTTCCCCATCTTTTGCTCTTCAAGGGACTGCTACAATCGCTGCTCCAAATATAAATAGAGATAGTACCACTATTGTTAATTTAACAAAAGACCCTTTTAAGTTTAACCCTGAAAAAAACTTTGAATTTCAAGGTAAATCTTTTGTAGCTCAATCAGGGTTTACAGAGCCTAAAAAATCTATACCACCAACTGCAGGTGCAATTTCAGCAGAATCAGCTACTGGTCCTGCAAATGCCCCTGTGTCGGGGCAAAGAGAAATTACATGCCCTAATTGTGAAGGAGATTATCTGTCAAAGGTTGCAGGAAGACTGTTTAGTAGTATAGGGGCTTTTTTGCAGAGAACTTGTAATATTAGAATACCTACAACTATTTTAAATTATCTCAAAGAAAGATTAAAAATTAATAAATTAACTGCATTTAATGGGGATTGTTTAGTTTGTAATGGCACTCGAAAGATAGTTGACCCATCAGATGATAGTCAAAAATACGCTGAGTCTGCTCAACTAGCTGAAAGTTTTATTCCTGAAATAGAGCAAAACGAAGCACTATTGGGCAATGGAGGTAATAGATATACTATAGTACAAAACAGTGAAGTATTAGAGATCGGTATAGGTATGAATGATGTTCCATCCTATCGAATAGATAAAAATGCGGGTTACCGGTTGAGAGGTTTAGCAGGGTTTGGTCGCGGTAGCGGTCAGGTTAGTCCAAAATATGGACCGATACCGCAAGGGGGTAACTGTAATCATGTACAAGGACTAAACGTACCAGCTGTACCAGGTGGCTCGGGAATTTATACTATCAAATGTAGTAATAAATTCAGCCTTCTAACAGGTTCACAGGGTATAGAATTAACTACAAGCGGGCCTATTACAGTTAACGGCGGTATCACTTCAATAACTGGACCAGAAGTAACCATCGGCAGTCGTACAGGTAAGCTAGCTTTAGAAGGGGATGTTGTAACTCTTGGAGGTAGAAGTATTGAAGTTGGACCTACAGACGGACACCTTGTTGTAAAGGGTACTATTAGTAATACTGGGAATATGATATGTGGGGGTCATGCTCATATAGAAAGTGCTTCTGTTGTAAGGTTAGAAACTGTAGGGAGAAATGAAAGCTCTAAAGTTAGTAGCAGTAGTAGTGTTGCAACAGGTCCTGCATTTTGGGGAGGACCGGCTGTTGAAGGTATAACTCTTGCATCAAAAGGTTTATTAGCTTTTATCTCAGCAAATATAGCAAATCCCGAGCAAGCAAAACTTATAGCTTCCTCTAGATTCGGTATGGGTCTTTACGAGGAGGTTTTAAACGTAGCCTATTCAATATTACCTCAAGAAATTGTGCCTTGCGGTTTTGCATTATTCGGGGCTGTTCCGTTGCCGGTATTTCTTTGGCCTCATACTCACGCTCTTCCTGATCAAATGCATTGCCATGATACTCGTATACCAGATATTAATTGTGATGCCGATACAGCAGAACAATTACGATCTCAACAAGCCGGTATTGACGGGCCTGCACCTGTACATAAAACACAAACTTCAATTATTGATGTTCTCGTTGCTACTTGGAATACTGTATCTAATACAGTAGTTGGGGTATTTGCACCTACTACTAACCTCACTTATAAGGGCAAAGGAACTAAAGTAAGTTAATTTTTAAACAGTTGAGTATAATACGCTAATAGTTTTTGGGAAACACCTACCGGGTTAGCTATTATTTGATGCATTTTAACACTATTAACTATCTCAGCAAATATAATATTTTTTTTCACAAGACTTTCATCCCATTCAATTATTTCATTGTTAGTAGTTATTGGTAAACTTGTCAGGCTTTGAGTTAGAGTTGTTTCAAACATATCGCCAATACTAGTTAACTCAGAAAAAGTAGTATTAGGGTTAAAATTTACTGGTTCAGGTAGATCTTCAAAGGTAGAAAATTTATATTCTGGACCAAAATATTTATATTTGATCTGATCGTAAGGGTGAGCTGGGATTGCTGAAAGAGTATTAAAAGCTGATAATAACTCAGCCTCTGTTACGTTTTCTAGTTTTTGTAATAAAGAAGCTGATAGGTGCTGTAGTAAAGTGAAATCCATACTACTAATTTATACTAAAAACCTCAGATAAACAACTCTCCTAAGAACCCTTCCCATTTTTCATGATGTGCTGCGATATCTGGTTGTTTATTACGCTTATAGATAGACTTGGAGGTTTCCCTATAAAACCGGGGAGAGGGTGCTCCGTGACGCAAGAACCTATGTTCTAACGCCTTATAAAAGAAGGATAATGATATAAGAGTCTTACTAGCAAGGGTTAACATATCATCTCTATGAAAGTAGGGTAAGGGATTAGGCTCATTAATCATCTGACAAACGGTTATAGCCACCCTATGACATTCATCCTCCGAGGAAGCAAACCTAGCAGTTAAGCAAACTAAACAGACAACATCAACAGGATTAGAGGCTAAAAATTTATCAGACTTTAAAGTAATCTGTTCACCAATAGCTTGACGTAATGCTGAATGAAGCGAGTTATCAGTCTTGTAAAAGTCTCTTACTCTCTTACAATCTTCTGGACCGTAAAACTCGTCGATGAGAGCGTTCACATATATACTTATTTGCTAGTAACGTTTTAATTTTATAAATATATACGTGATACAGCATATAGTTTATAAAACTACAAATCTTATTAACAATAAAACTTATATTGGTTATCATAAGCTAATTACCCCAGAAAAGAAATGTTATTACGGTTCAAATAAACACCTTAAAAACGCTATTAAAAAATACGGTAAAGAAAACTTTAAAAGAGAAATTATTTTTACTTTTAACACTAAAGAAGAAGCTTTACAAAAAGAAGCTGAGTTAGTTAACGAGACTTGGATTAAACAAAACAATACATATAACCGAGCGTTGGGTGGTTGTTGTCCTCCTAATAAGACAGGTTGTAAAGAAAGTGAAGATACTTGTAACCTTAAAAGCAAAATTAGTTTAGAAAAATGGCAAACTGGTAAGCGAGAGCATGTTCGCGAACTGTTACGCAAAAAATGGCAGGGCAGTAATAACATTATGCATTTGCCTGAAGTAAAAGAAAAAAATATTAAAAATAGAGTTGGTCAAAAACGTACAGAAGCTTCGAAAGAAAAAATGCGTAAAGCTTGGACAGCTGAAAGAAAAAAAGAGTTTAGTTCAAATTGCCCGTCTAGGTTACCTAAAAATAAAGAACAAAATAGTATTCGTATGAAACTGCAAAACCCAATGCATAACCTGGAAACTAGAATTAAGAAATTAAACAAGCAAACAATAACATTAAAAAATATTGAAACAGGTATTACAGAACAGCATATTAAAAGTGTCTGGCAAAAAAACTACAACGTAAATATTTGGGATATATGTGCAGGTAGAATTAAAAGTTCAAATAACTGGACTGTCGTTTAATTACTTTTTATACATTTGAAGTTTACTTACAATAAACTTTAAAATTTCAGAACGCATAATATCCTCTTCTAACAACTCTACACAGTAAATACCTTTGTTGCGAGACTCTTCGTCATTAAAAAGATCAAAAAGTGGCTTAAAGCCGGTCTTACCTTTTTCTTTAATATCTGTCTGCATTGGATCTCCACAGAATATAAATTTACTAAAGTTACCCATTCTTGTAATAATGGTCTGAATTTCAGAAAATTCAGCATTTTGCATTTCATCCGCAATTATATAATTTACATTAAAAGAAGCCCCTCTTAAAAAGTTAATCGGTATAGGTTTAATTCTTTGATCATCAAATAAAAATTTAATATTATTGGCAGGTAATAGTTCTTCTAATTTATCTATTAACGGCATAATAAATGGTTTGAGCTTATCATCAGCCTCTCCTGGTAAAAAGCCCAATGACTTAGAAGCACTTTCAACTACTGATCTTATATAAACGATTTCACTTACCTTTCTTTGATTTAAAAGTTTTAGTCCACAATAAGTTGCAAGCATCGTTTTAGCTGTACCCGCCGGGCCACTAATAAAAACAGCTCTAGTATCTTTGTGCAATATAAGCTCAATGAGAGCTTTTTGCTTTTCAGTCCAGGGAAGTTCCCGGATATTGAGTTCATGTTTAATTTTCTCCCTTTGGAACACATACGGAGATGTGTCTAAGGCCGTCGCGGCTTTACTCTCGGCTTTAGTTACTACTTTACGAGAGCGTTTACTTTTGCTCATGCTATTAATATTTATTCTTGCCATTGAAATAAAAGCATGCATAATTACTACAGAAAGCGAGAATAATATTTTGGGAATGTTTGATAATATCACTGTAAAAAAGAAACTACCTCTAACCAAAGAGCTTAAGGCTTTGAACGTTAAATGGGATGAAGAGGTGTTTCAAACCAAGGACTTAGATAACCTCTTAGATAATTACGAGATTACTAAATCTGGTAAACTCAAGCATCTCTGGCAGGAAAGAGAATGGAAGGATGATGATAGTTCTTTTCTTAGAGGTTACCTTGATGTAGTTAAAGAGGAATGGAGAGAGGTAGACTTCCACGGCACTATTAACTTCTATACTGGATATTGTACCAATAATACAAAGCAGCAGGACTTATGGGGGGATGAAGATCAATTAACATTTGAAGACATTGAGCTTATTCCTGGAGATGATTGGTGGCTTGAATTTGAAGCCTCTTTCACCAAAGGTAGGTTAGACGAAATTAGACTTATTAAGGCTGAGAAGACCCCAGTTAAAGAGAGAATTTATAATAGCAAAGTCTGGGCAATGAAAAGAGCTGAAGAGAATAAAAAGCTATCACGCAGAGTTGTAAACTTCTTAAGAAAATTTAGCTGGTATAGAGTTTCAGTTCGCTATACACTTCGTTTTGTAAATTGGTTACATTCAAAGCTCACTCATGCTTTGTATAGAATGTAATAAGTAAAAACAGATCTTTGAAAAATTTATGGGGGTGCAATGGTTTCGACCTGAAACAGAAACTAAAAACGCATGTCGAGGTTGATCGATGGCCTCGTTAAAATCGATTACAAAATTAAGAGCAGATAATACTGACTCCATCTTGGCTGAAGCTGAATACATCTTCAACAATGCTTCCGAGTTTCTCGGCGGTATTGAAGAAGAATACCTCTTAGCAGCCTAAGGTCCTTTAACTCAGACCCTCTAAGAGTTAATTGATGACAGAGGGTACAGGATTGAGAATAGTTTCTGTGTAAGAAAAAAAATATTCCCGTTTGTAGATTGCGATAATGTCTATAGGCAGACTGTAAATAGGTTAGTGGCACCAGGCAGCCTAAAGTCTTAGTTATCCTAAGGTAACCAGAATGCCAAAGACACTTAAACATGTAGACCTTTTAGCTTATGTATTCAGGATACAGGGGTTCAA